ATGGGGCAGGAACATTCGAACAACAGCATATTTAAAAGTATTTTGTGTAAGTGGCTTGCTAAAGAAACAAGGGGCTTCCTAGGTGGCCTAGTTGGCGGTTTGATAGGCGGTTTGATTGCATTCGCAGTCGTAAACCATTTTGGAAAAAGTGCCGGCACCATCAGTGGAAGTGATGCAGTATCTATTGCAAACACGTATATTGTGTATACGACTTTTGTCATTGCAGCCGTCGCTATGCTTTTGACGGTCGCTGGACTTATTTTCACGCAACATTTTACTGTTGAAAAAGAAGCTCATATTGCTCATGCATTTTCATGCTTACTAGACATCGTCCGAACGGATGACGAGAAAGCTATCATGCTGATTGGCAAAGCTATGGAAAATCCTAACGTAGTCCAATTTGTGAGCGATTCGCTACAAGTTAAAATTCTTGAAGAGATTCAGGCGAGAAAGGCTAACGCTGACGCCCGCGCTGCTGACGCTATGAATGAGGCTGGAGCAGCAGAATCGTTAAGTTTTAATTTGTTGGCCAGTACACCCGCCAAGAACGGAGCCTAGATGAAACAAATTCTGAAAATTCCTCAGCTCTTGAATTTATCGGCCCTCAACGATTTTCTTAAAGAAAAACGAGACTATGATCTTTTTGAAAATGCACCCCCGATTGCTATTGACACTGTTGCTGAACTTTTGGGAATAGAGGTTAATGACACTCCAAGCTTTGATTTGGAAGACCTCTATACCGTCGGAAAAATAACCCTTGCGATAGATCAGCCGGCAAAAATATGGATCAATCCGATGGAGAATTCTTATACCCCTCGGCGGAGATTTACGCTTGCTCATGAAATCGGACATTTTTGCATGCACCGGTCAGACAACCAAATGACCTTTGTTGATACTAAAGCTACGATGAATAGAAGCGAGTCTTTCTGGAATAGGCACGAGTCTGAAGCTAATACTTTTGCTGCTGAGCTATTGATGCCTGCGACATTGATTAGATCAGTGGGTAGGAAGGTTATCGACCTCTATAAAGTGGAACAAAATGTCGAAAAAATGCCTATGGCTAATTTCATAGAACAGATGGCAGTACGATTTAAGGTCTCGAATCCAGCTATGGAATATCGTCTCAAAAATCTAGGCATCAGAGCAGTCAAGACTCCAGCTAACGCATGACAAGTCTGTAAAAATCCCTGACAATAAAAAGCGCTTTATGTTTAAAGCGCTTTTTTTACACTTCGACTGAACTGAACTGCATAGCAGGCATCCGTCAATTCAAACAAAGACAGCTTATTTGCTACAAATTTTTAGCATATACGAACGTCCTATCCATTTTATCTACAGCTTCTCGCTGAGGTATTACCATCTCCACGTGCTTGAGTCTTTCTGGACATCGCCTAAAAAACCATTTATCAAGCTTGTCGAACGCCTCATGATATTTTAAAGGGCCATCAATTTGCTTTTTGCCAATCAATATTTCAATATCCGTTGCATCTTTCGGGAGAGCCCTTTTTTCCCAAAAAATAGAAGTGAAAAATTCGACCTCTTCAGCTTCTTCTTTCGATTTAGCATGTGCCAAAATATTACGGACGCTAATTAAAGATACTAGCTGTCTATATACCCAATGTTCCGTGTTTATTCTGAATTTATCCCCACTTAGAAGTGGCACGATCACATTCAATTTTCCCCGAAAACTCATCGATTGATACGCTTCAATGAGTAAAGTCGACGCCCCTTCCCAACGTTCATTTAAGTGTAGTAGTAGTTTATCGTTGAGTTTGGCCTCCAAAGCCATTGCACAGCACAATATGTAGGGAACAATTAAATCTTCTGGCTCCCCTTCAGCAATATAGCGCACTCTCATTTTGTCTAGTGCGCGAATTAAAGGCGCACTTTTCATGCGCAATACACTGAACAAATTTTTGTCATTTTTGCGATTTTTTGCCATTCCCTCGCTCTCCTTCGAAATGTGGTTCGGATCTAAGCATGCGTCAAAATACCGCGTCGCGTGTACCTCCATGTGCATCATTTTGCGTCATTTTTTTGAGACGTGTTGTTGCCCTTCGACGTTAGGTCTTCTCCTATGTGCATCAATTTCAAAAAAGTGAATCAAAACCACCCAATTTAGCGGGCAGGCGTGGCGGGGGGATGACTGCGCGCCAGCGGGGTAAAGCACTATAAATAGTGTCAAAAAGAAACAATTCATCAGACGTTAAAAAGGCCGCTCAAGGCGGCCTGTGTTGACGTAGTACGCTTCATTCGTCTGACCTAAGCCTAAGCAAGCGCAGTTAAGCTCCGGCACGCCGTAGCGCCGCCTGCTGCTTCTCATAGTCATCCCGGCAATCGACATTACAGAACAGCAGACCATCCGAAACCAGTTCGTCACAAAACTGGCAGCGGCCGTCGCTGTGAAGGCGATGCGCACGCCGTGTCTGATCCAGCGCAGACTGTATGACATCAGCAATGCGCAGGTCAGCGCGGTCGGCGTTATCACTCATGGCTTGCCCCTTCGCCGGTCACCAGTACGTACTCTTCAAACCTCACCACCTCCTGCCCCAGCCAGTCATTCAACGCCATAAACTGCGCTTGCAGCGGCACCAGCTCGTTGCGTGCAAATACTCGCGCAGCTGGCTCAACCGCGCCAAAGCCCCCGGCATTGCTGGGCATGATGCCGAGCAGCTGCGGTGGCACGCGATGCGCTGCCAGCACATCGTCCCGTGTCACGCCCTTCACATTGAAGAACTCATCCTTGGCGGCCACGTCGGAGACCGGCAGAATCTGAATCCCGTCCTTCATACCTTTCGGTGAATACACAAACAGATTGCGAAAATTTCCCGGCCCTTTGCTCTCGCGCATAGCCTGTCGCATCGATTCGACATCGCCGTTATTAACGCCAGGATCGGTCAGATAAAAAATGAAGCCAGCGTGCGAGCCGTTTTTGTAATACTTACGGCGGAATAACGTCGCCGCCTCGTTAAGCCACGCCGACTGCAACGCGCTCAGATATTGCGGCACGCCATATACCTCCTGGTTGATATCGGGGTCCATCAAATGAAAGATCGTGCCCTTGTCAAACGTATGCTCCTGCTGCAAACCGTTGATGAAGTAATAAATATCCAGATCGCGCCCGCGCCGCACGTATTTCGCCAGGGCGTGATCCAGTTTCAAGGTCAGTCCGATGCGGCTGCTACGCTTCTCCAGATACGCATTACCAAACGTTAAAAAATCCAGCGCAAAGCGTTTAAAGGTATCCCGTGACAGATATTTATGCGGCACAAAGGTTGAGGTCAGGATGTTGGTTTTGAAGTACAGCGCGCTGCTGTGATGTACGCTGGCATTGAATGATTTGGCCAGTCCAGGGAAACTGACGGGCGGCTCGTACCAGTTGCCGTTGAGCCAGCATTCAAAACTGTCCAGCACCTCGCTATGATCCAGCACCGGCGTCGGATCGCCAAAGGTAAAGGCCTCGATGTTATTACCGCTGCCGTCTGTCGTCGACATGTCCGGTACTACGGACGGAACCGCCGCCGTAAATGTCGCGACTTGATTGCTGGGTTGTTTTCGTTTGCGCATTAAGTGTAAATTTCCATAAAAGAAAGACTGCTTTCGTGTGAGCCTTCGAACGGCTCGTGATCAAGAGCGTGCATGCAAGCCCAGGCCAGATCGGCGTGCCCGGTCTCGTCAGTACGGCCTGCGTCATAGGTAACCTGTCGCCCGCTGGGGGTCAGGACTTTGCGGATGGTCATAAACGATTGGGCGATGTCGGTCCATCCGGCGTCGAATTCCAGCCGCGCTTTATTAATGATGTTTTGTGCCTTCAGCACCATCCGGGTTTTAACTTCCGGCGAATAGTTGATCGCCGTCACCATCGGAAAGAATTGTTTGACCAGCGGGAATACACCGATCCCCATGCCAGTGGTATCGATCCCGATGTATTCCACGTGATAACGCTCCGTCATTTCTTTGATCGCCTTGGCCTGCGCTTCGAAGTCGATCCCGCGCCATTGAAAGCGCTCTAAAATTCGAAACTTGCCACCGGCGACCAGCGGCGGTGCAATCACCACGCAGCCAGCGCTATCCCCGTTCAATGACGGGTCGTAGCCGATCCAGACCCCCCGGTTGCCAAAAGGCCGTGCTGAAAACGGCTTGTAGTCAGCCCAGTTCACCCACGAATCGATCATGCAACGTTGCAATGCCATCAGCGGAAATACCGATTTCGTATCATCGATAAAATTGCACATCAGCAGGTTGTCGAACTGATCCGGGCTGTATTCAAAATTGCGCAACTCTTCAATATCGAACAGATTGCAACCACCCCGCTCGGCATCCAGAATCGTCACGATCTGGCGCCAGATTTTGTCCTCGCCAGTGAACCCAGACGCCAACCGCCGGTGACTGACATCGATCTCGCGCTGGTCCGCTTTGGCGCGGCGCTTGTTGAAAAGCTCACCGGTCCAGAACGCATACGCCTGATGCGTAATCGCCGACGGTGTCGAAAAATACGTCTTGCGCCACTGCTTATGCAACGCCATGCCAGACGCCACCGTGTTCAGCTCGGCAAAGTTATGCGTCCAGAAAAATTCATCAAAATAGAAATTGCCGTGATAGCCCTGCGCGGTGCGGGCATTGGTCCCAAGGAAGTACAAATGCGCACCGTTCGGCAACACTATCGGGTCGCCGCTCAGATCCACACCTGCCGCGTCTTTGGCGAACTGGATGATGTATTGCTTAAACACATGCGCCTGCGATTTTGAGGCCGATAAAAAGATTTGATTGCGCCCAGTCTCAATCGCATCCGCCAGCGCCTCCCGCGCAAAGTACCAGGTCGCCCCGATCTGGCGCGACTTCAAAATCACGCGTGTGCGCTGGTCGCTATTGCGGTGCCATTCTTTCTGATAGTCAAACAAAGAATCCTGAAACGCATCCAGCAATTGCTTTTTTTGTTCGTCGCTAAAATCGTTGCGGCTAGGCTTCTTCTTCGGCCCTGCATTGCGCTTTTCCAGATTCGGATTCAGATCGACTTCGTTACCACCCGGTGCCTCATACCGCCGCACCCGCGCCATGCGCTCCACCTGCCGCCCCAGCAAATCGATCTCTTTAAAATCGCCGCCGGTCTTCGCCTCTTTGTTAATCAGTCGGATCAGGCGCGTCGACAAAGACGACTCCACCCGCGCCATCTCCGGCGCCTTCTCCCATTCGTCGCGCTGCTTCCAGCTTTCAATCGTAGAACGCTTCAGTTGCAAATGATCGGCAATCGACGTCACCCGCCAGCCGCCCCAATACAGATGCTTAGCGATGCGGCGCGGATCGGTTTCCTGTTCGTTAATGCTGGGGATTTTGGTAAGCAATTCAGACATGCCGTCAGCGTAGGCGTCACGCGCGTGTAACGGGGATGCCAGCGGGCCACTAAGCCCTTTATCAACTCGATGCCGGTTGAAGCAGTGCGCGCAAGGGCCGACTATGGGCACCTGAATCTAGCCGCCATCGAGAACCCCATGCCAAATAAATCAAAATCCAAATTCTTCCGCGTTGCGCTGGAAGGTGCCACGACCGATGGCCGCGTCATTGACCGCGCCTTCATTGAACAGATGGCAGCACGCTTCGATCCCGAACTCTACGGCGCCCGCGTCTGGCTAGAACACCATCGCAGCAAGTTACCCGACGGTCCCTTCAAAGCCTACGGTGATGTGCTGGCCGTCAAGGCCGAAGAAGTCACGCTTGGCGGCGTCAAGAAGCTGGCCTTATTTGCGCAGATATCGCCTTTGCCAGAACTCATCGCGATGAACAAAGCACGTCAAAAAATTTATACCAGCATCGAAATCAATCCAGAATTTGCCGATACCGACCAAGCCTATTTAGTCGGCCTCGCGGTGACCGACAGTCCCGCCAGTCTCGGCACCGAAATATTGACATTCGCCGCCCGACACCCAGAGGTCAGTCCCTTCATCAATCGCAAGCAAGACCCCAACAATCTCTTTTCAGTAGCAGTCGAAACCACACTGGAATTTGACGATGTACTGCCTACCGACCCTTCAGGAAACACCTTGTCCGATACCGTTAAAAATATCCTCAAACGCTTCACCACAAAAACCACCCGTGATCAGATACAGTTTGCCGACATCACCGATGCCGTCGCCACACTGGCGACCCATGTCAGCGACAGCGCCGAACAATTTACCGCTAGTCAGGAACGCATCGCCGAGTTGGAAACAACGTTAAAAGATACCAATGACGCGTTCATCAGATTCAAAAACCTGATGGAAACACAAGACACGCATAGCAGTCATCGCCCACCAGCCACCGGCGGCACCGGCACGCTGCAAACCGACTTTTAAACGGCAGCGCAGCGCGCCATTTCACCCTAATTACATCCCCACCGGAGCCGCATCAGATGAGAGCCAATACCCGTATCGCCTTCGACAGCTACGCCGCCCGCGTCGCCCAGTTAAACGCCACATCCAGCGTGCTGCATACCTTTAGCGTTGCACCCACTGTGCAGCAAAAGCTTGAAGATAAAATTCAGGAATCCAGCGAATTCCTCACCAAGATCAACATAATCGGCGTCACCGAACAAGAAGGCGAAAAACTCGGCCTCGGTGTCTCCGGCCCCATCGCCAGCCGCACCGATACTAGCAAAGGTGATCGCCAGACACGTGACGTGGCCGGTCTGGAAAGCCGCCACTATCGCTGCGAAAAAACCAACTTCGACACCCACATCGGCTACGCCAAACTCGATGCGTGGGCCAAGTTTGCCGACTTTCAAAGTCGCATCGCCAGACAGATTCTGATTCGTCAGGGATTAGACCGCATGGTGATCGGTTTTAACGGCACCAAGATCGCCTCCAACACCGACATCGCCGCATATCCGCTGCTGCAAGACGTCAACAAAGGCTGGCTGCAACACTATCGCGATGAAGCGCCGCAACGTGTGATGGCGCAAGGCGAGGCCAAACCGGGCAAGCTGCTCATCGGCACGGGAGGCGATTATCTGAATCTGGACGCAGCAGTCGCCGACGCCATCAACCTGCTCGACCCGTGGTATCAGGAAGATACCGGCCTCATTGCCTTCGTCGGCCGCAAGCTGTTAAACGATAAATACTTCCCGATAATCAACACCAAACAAGCGCCCACCGAAGCACTGGCCACCGACATCATCGTCAGCCAGAAACGCATCGGTGGACTGCCTGCGGTACGCGTCCCGTTCTTTCCAGACAACGCGATTCTGATCACCCGCTTTGACAACCTGTCGATATATTTTCAGGACGGTGCGCGCCGTCGTCGCGTGGTCGATGAAGCCAAACGCGACCGTATCGAAAACTACGAATCATCGAACGATGCCTACGTCGTCGAAGATTTCGGCCTCGGTGCGATGTTAGAAAACATCGAACTGGTGCCCGACGTACCGGTCGCGCAGGCATAACGCGATGCGCCATCTCTCTCCTGCGCTGCGGCATCAGGCGCGCATATTGGCCGAACAGTCGGCGGCCAGCAGTGCGCCCGGCCAGCCGACATCCGGCAGCGCCTACGAATTGCAGCTGTACCAGTTAGCCGAGCACAAGCGCGCCCTCAAAACGATCCAGTCGATCAAAGGCAAGATCGCCCACAAAGCCACCTTGCTGCCGGAATATCAAGCATGGATAGAGGGCGTGCTGGCCGCCGGGAATGGCGGTCAGGATGATGTCCTGACGACCCTGCTGGTCTGGTCGATCGATGTCGGTGAATTTGATCGCGCTCTGGAAATTGCCCGTTATGCGGTCCTGCACAAGATGACCTTGCCGGACCAGTACAGTCGCGATATCCCGACCATGTTGCTCGACGAATTTGCCGGGGCATATCTTCACAAAAACGGCGGCGGCATGCTGGCAAAAGACCCCCGGCACGCAGTCGACGTCCTCGGCGCTATCGGCGAACTGACGCAAGACAGCGACGTACCCGATCAGGCCCGCGCCAAGCTGCATAAGGCGCTCGGCTATGCCCTGCTGGCGGTGGCCAATAACGGCAAAGATGACAAGGTTGACTTCAAGCCCGCCCAATTAGCGATGGCAAAGGCCGCCAACCTCAACCTGAAACGTGCCCTGACGCTATTTGAAGGCGTCGGCGTTAAGAAAGATATAGAACGCCTTGAACGACGCTTGAAAAAAGCGCCGCAAGGCTAAACGAGCACCCCCTGGCGCACGGCGGCGCGGGGTGATCTCGGACAGGTTCGCTTAGGCCGCCGCATCCGTTTAACACCCGCCCACCGCCGTTTTATTTAGGACTTACGCAAAACCGCCCCAGCGGCGTTGTGCTTTCCTAGCCGTACTAGCGTACTGTCTTCGTCGGCACGCCTTGCTGGGACGATTTTGTGTAAGTCCTATTATTAAAGAAGAGTTCTCTATGAGTTTCATGGCTGTTGCCCCCATTTCACCCCAGCAAGAAACGGACACCACCGTCGTCGAAAACGACGGCTGGTTTCCCGATATCGCCCTGCATCACATGCGCGACGCGATGCGGCTTGATGGCACCGTGACCACGCCCCGTCTGGTGCAAGCGGTGGCCGAAGCGATTCTGCATGTCAATCGTGAACTCGATCAATGGCAGAACGCCCAACTCGATGCTGGCTACAGCACGCTCGAAGCCGTGCCCGCCAAAAAGATCAATCGCGAAAGCAAACTATTGATCCACTATCGCCGCGCTGTCTACAGCACCGCAAAAGCCGACTTGCTGGAAAAGTACCGCGATTACGACAGCACCGGGGCGTCCATGACGGATAAAAAATCGACGGAGTTTCTCGACAACGCACCAGGCGAACAACGCCGCAATGCGCATTGGGCGATTGCCGATATAGTGCACCGGCATCACTTAACCGTCGAATTGATCTGACGCCATGATCGTGCGCGCCCAACAACACGACACGCTGGATTTGCTCTGCTGGCGACATCTCGGCGCGACCGCCAACGTGGTCGAAGCGGCGCTTGAATGCAATCCCGGTCTGGCTGATCTTGGGCCGCTAATGCCGCATGGGCAACTGGTGATCTTGCCAGACAGCACCGGCTTGCCGACTAACACCATCCTGACCGTCAATCTCTGGGACTAAGCATTCCAACCAGGCACCTACCACCAACCGCGAGAACACAATGGCCGAACCCAGCACTGCCACTTTATTACTCACCACCGCCGCAGGCATCGGCGTGTCGTCGCTTGTGCCCGGCATCGACGGCAACGCCCTCATCGGTGCCTTCGCCGGTGCCGCACTCGTCGCCATTTCCAGCAAAAACCTGCCGCTATTGCAACGACTGGCGTACATGGTCATTTCGTTAGCGGTCGGCTATCTGGCCGCCCCGGAAATCATTCATAACACGCCGCTAAAACAATCCGGCGTGGCCGCCTTCATCGCCTCGGCAGGCGTAATTGCATTGACATTGCACGGCATCGATCTGATCAAAACCATCCGCCTGCCAGACTGGTTACGTAAAGGGGGTCGCAATGATTAATCCAATCGATAACCTAATGCATCAATACCTTACCGCCATCGCGTTGCTCTGCTACGCAACTACCTGCATACAACTACTGTGCTATCGGCGCGGGAAGGCCAACTATCGCATTAACCTCTCCTGCATAGCGTGGCTCCTGATTGCGCTAAACGGTAGCTGCGCGTTGGAAATTTTGCTCGGCAACGTCCATATCTCGCTCGGACAAACCGTTCTTGCTTTTACCTTGTGCGTGTTAGTCCATCACGCCAAAGGCAATGTCGCCAACGTTTTACGAGAAATCTATGACTACACTCACTGAACATTTCACGCTAGAAGAACTGGTCCATAGCGACACGGCGCGTATCCTCGGCATTGCCAACGTGCCGACGCCTGCCATCGTCGCCAACCTGCGCCGTCTCGCGCAATTTAACGAAATGGTGCGGCTGGCATTGGGCGGTGCTGCAATGACCATTTCCAGCGGCTATCGCTGCCCGGCGTTGAATCGCGCCGTCGGTGGCGCGCGCAACAGCGCACACTTGCATGGCTTGGCGAACGACTTCATCGCGCCGACATTTGGCACGCCGCTTGCAATCTGCCAGACGCTAAAAAAATCCTACCTTGAATTCGATCAACTGATTTATGAGCGGGCCGGAGGAGCAATCTGGGTGCATCTGGCGATTGCTCGCGAAGGGTCACAGCCGCGCCGTCAGACATTAACGGTCGACAATAAAAGTACGCGGATCGGATTGTGGCAATGATGACCCGACTGATGATAGCGATGCTAATGATCGGTATGGTGGGTGCGACGTTCTACATTCAGCACGATACCCTCAGCGCAGAAACCAAGCGTGCAGACCGGGCCGAGAGCAACGTCACCGACCGCGACCGCACCATCACCGCGTTAAAAGATGCGGCCGTCACCCACCGCAAAGCCCTTGGCATATTACAAGCCCAGCGCACCGCCATCGCCGCCACGCTCACACAACGCGAACAAACCATCCAACAACACCAACATGAAAACATCGCTATCCGCGCTTGGGCCGAGTCTGCTGTGCCTGACGCTATTGCCCGGCTGCGCCACCGTCCCGCCTTCACCGGCGCAGACGCTTATCGTCAACGCCTGCCCGCCAGTGACGCTCTGCATCCTGCCAGCAAGCGCCCCGACAACTAACGGCGCGCTCAATCTAGCGCTAGAACGCGCAGAAGCCGCATGGGCAGACTGTGCCGCCCAGATCGATATGACGCATACCTGCCAAAGCGAGATTAACAATGTACAAACACGATAGCCTGCGCCAGCATCTGAGCGCTGCCACCCCAGACTTACAGCGCGATCCCGATAAATTTCTGGTGTTCGCCGACGAAGGGCAACTCGTCGCCTGCGGCACCGGATCGCTGTCATTTGAATACCGATTTACGCTCAACGTTATTCTCACCGACTACGCCGGCAATCTTGATGGCGTCATGGTCGCGTTGCTAGCCTGGATTGCCGTCCACCAAAGCGAACTGTTAAACAACCCCGAACTACGTAAAACCGGGATCAGCTTCGAAGTCGATTACCACAGCCACCACAGCGTCGATCTGTCACTCAAACTCAGCCTGACAGAACGCATCATTGTCAGCAACAAGGAACAAGGCCGCCTTCAGATCAAAAGCCGACCAGAGCCACAAGCAACACTGGACTATGCAGCACCGTTCTGGGCCTTGTACGAAGGTGACAACAAAATCGCGGAATGGGCCACGCCCCAGACACCACCATGAGCGACGATCTGTCATCGCTGGAATTGTGGGCCGGTGCGCTGCTATCAAAGTTACAACCCGCCGAGCGACTGGCCGTCAATCGCAAAGTCGCGCAGGACCTGCGGCGCAGCCAGACCAAACGCATCGCCAGCCAGCATGATGCCGAAGGCAACGCCTATGCAGCCCGCAAAAACCGCAAGAAACTACGTGGCAAACAAGGCCGCATCAAGCACCAAAAAGCGGCTATGTTTACCAAATTGCGCACGGCCGCCAATCTGAAAATAAGGCCCGACGCCAATCAACTATCGGTCGGATTTTTTGGAAGAGTGGCACGGATAGCGCGGATACATCAGGAAGGACTGAGCGACCGCGTATCGCAAAAAGGGCCGGAATATCTCTATCCGGCCCGTGGCTTGCTGGGGTTTAGTGCAGAGGATCGCGAGTTGATTCGCGATTCTTTATTGCGCCATTTGATGGTGCGATCTTGATTCTCCTTAGCTTTGCGCGGGACGATTGCTAACGATTAGATAATTATCAATTGCAAAATGCTAACTCTAATTTTTGTATAAACAAAAAATACTTGACGTAGCCAATTCTTGTTTATACAATAAATCGAATGAACTACGAATTCGACCCAGCCAAAGATGGAAGTAATGTAGATAAACATGGCTTGTCGCTAGCCGATGCAGAGGATTTTGAATGGGAAAGTGCCGTAGTATCTGAAGACACGCGCCAGCAATACGCCGAGCACCGCTTTCAGGCAACGGGCTACATTGGCGACCGTTTGCATGTCATGGTTTATTGCCTTCGCGCCGACACTGTACGCGTCATCAGCCTGCGCAAGGCCAATCCAAGAGAGGTGAAAAATTATGCCGAAACTTAAATCAGGGACCATCATTCCCACCCCCGAAGAAACCGCTGCCATCAATGCTGGCATTGCCGCTGATCCTGATAATCCAGAACTCACGGAAGAATGGTTTGCCAAAGCTAAACCAGCCAGCGAGATACTGACGCCAGAAACTTATACTGCGTTAGTTGCGAAGCGCCGTGGCCGTCCGAAAGCCGAGGAAACCAAGGTTTTCACGGCAATTCGTCTGGATGCGGACCTGCTGGATGCTTTCAAAGCGACCGGCAAAGGCTGGCAGACCCGCGTCAACGCAGCCTTACGCCAATTCATTACCGAGCATCCGCTTCACCGGTAATAAAAACTATGCAAATAGTTGCCCCGAGGACCACGCATCCCAATTGGTAATCACCAATTCACGGCTGGTCCCCGGCTGGCCATGCACGCTGCCCATGCTGTATTTGATATCAATCCCCATCATCGTAAAGCCCTCAAACACCGCCCGGATATCCGGGTGGTCGTTAATACTCACCATCACCTTGCCTTTACAGGTACGCATAAAATCCGCCATCTGCTGATACTGCTCAAAGCCAAACGCCACGCCATACCCTTCGGTCTGCCAGTACGGCGGATCAAGATAAAAGAACGAATGCGGCCGGTCATAGCGCTGCATGCATTCCAGCCACGGCAGATTTTCAATATAGGTCCCGGCAAGACGCAAATGCGCAGCGCTCAGATTCTCTTCGATCCTGCACAGATTGATCGCCGGACCGGTAGTCGCGGTGCCGAAATTCTGTCCGGTCACCTTGCCGCTAAACGCATGCTGTTGCAGATAATAGAATCGGGCCGCCCGCTGGATATCCGTCAGCGTCTCCGGACGTACTGCTTGCTGCCATTTAAAAATCTGACGGCTGGTAATGGCCCATTTGAATTGCCGCACGAATTCTTCCATGTGATGCTGCACCACACGGTACAGGTTCACCAGTTCACCATTGATATCGTTGATGACTTCGGTGTGGGCTGGGACCGGTCGTAAAAAATACAGTGCAGCACCGCCGCAGAACACCTCGACATAGCATTCGTGCGGTGGGAACAGCGGGATAAGTTTGTCAGCCAGGCGGCGCTTGCCTCCCAGCCACGGGATGATCGGACTTGCATCCATGGTGTACTCCAGAGTCGGATGCTCGACGGCATGCTGGTGCGGGGCGCGTGGCCCTCAGATGATTTAATGTGCCACAACGGGGGCATTTGATGGTGAGGGTGATGTATTCACCCTCACCGAGTTTTCGGGAACAATTCCCACAGCGGATGTCCAGCATTTGGGTATACCTGCTAAATATGCTAGCCTTGCAGCGCCTGTGCACAGGTGCGCGGCCTTGGCTCTACTTGCAGCTCCTTCTGCCGGTACGGTGGCGTGCTGATTGCTCTAACAATCAGCACGTCGCCGCGTCTAAGTGCTACTTTCTCACGCGCACGCAGGGTGGGACATAGTGGTGCTGCTGATAAGCCGCTTATCAACCCTCTGGTAGGTGCACTTCCGTCAGCAACCCGGCAACATGCATCGCATGACTGCTGACACCGCCGAACTGCTGCGTTTAATCCTCAACCTGATCCGCTTCGGCACCATTGCCGAGATCGATCATGATGCCCAACGTGTACGGATAAAGGTCGGCAACAATCTGACCACCTGGCGGCCGTGGGCAACTGCCCGCGCTGGCACTGCGCAAACGTGGTGGCCGCCGACGCTGGGCGAACAAGTCATCCTGCTATCGCCGGAGGGCAATTACGATAACGCGGTGATTTTCCCCGCGATTTACTCCGATCAGTTCGCGCCACCATCGACCAATCCTGCGCATCACACTACCCGTTATGCGGATGGTGCGATTGTGCAATACGACAGCGCCGCGCACGCATTAACGGCGACGCTGCCGGACGGCACCAGTGTTTCGGCACTCCCCGGCAAAGTGACTTCCAATGCAGAAGACACGCTCTGCACCGGCAATCTGACCGTCTTAAAAAACCTGGTTGTCAGTGGCATGAGTACGCTAAACGGCGGCATGGCCGTCACCTCTGGCGCAGGCGGCGGTGCGGCTGCAACCATCAATGGCACGCTGCAAGCCAGCGGCGATATTGTCGCTAGCGGCATCAGCCTGACTAGCCATACACACAGCGGCGTTAAACGCGGTGGCGACAATACAGGCGGACCAGAATGAGCGGCATGCATCGCAGTACTGGCCGCGCTTTATCCGGCCTCGCCCACATCCGCCAGTCACTGGCCGACATCCTCACCACGCCGCTCGGCGCACGCGTGATGCGGCGCGACTATGGTTCCGAAGTGCCCGAGCTAATAGATCAGCCGTTAAATGGCGCAACCACCTTACGCCTGTATGCCGCCACCGCCCACGCAGTGCGATTGTGGGAACCGCGCATCCATCTGACCAGCGTGCAATTAGCGTTAAACAACGATGGCAAAGCGACGTTGCTGCTGGATGGCATAGCCAATGAACAAAGCGTGCAACTGACCATTCCCGTCAAGCAAGAAGCCGCGCTATGAGTACCTCCGCAATTGATCTGTCGCAGCTGCCGGTGCCGAACATTATCGAAGCGCTCGACTTTGAGACAATTCTAGCCGCGCAGCTGGCCGACCTGATCGCACGCGATCCGGCCTTTAACGGCTTGCAAGAATCCGATCCCGCAATGAAGGTTTTACAAGTCACCGCCTACCGTGAATTACACGTGCGCCAACGCGTCAATGAAGCCGCCCGCGCCGTGATGCTGGCGTATGCAATGAAGGACGATCTCGATCATTTAGGCGCATTAATGGACGTGCCGCGTCTGCTGCTGTTACCCGCTGATCCAGACAAAGGAAAGGATGCCGTCATGGAATCCGATGCTGATTTCAGAAAACGCATCCAGCTGGCCCCGCAAGGCTTCTCAGTCGCCGGTCCGGAAGGCGCCTATATCTTCCATGCGCTGGGGGCCGATGGCAAGGTGCTGGATGCCTCCGCCACCAGTCCATCGCCCGGCGTAGTGGTCGTCACGGTGTTATCGCGAGAAGGTGATGGCACCGCTTCGCCCGCATTAATTGACCGCGTCACCCGCCGCCTCGGTGCCGACGATGTACGTCCCTTAACCGACCATCTCATCGTCCGATCGGCGCAGATTGTCGATTATCAGATTCGCGCTACGTTATTCACCTTTCCCGGTCCCGACGCAATGGTCGTCATTCAGGAAGCACAGCGACGGATGCAGCAATACGTCACCGATGCCCACCGCATTGGCCGTGTACCGACGTTGTCCGGCATTTACGCGGCCTTACACGTGGCCGGGGTCCAGCGCGTGGCATTGACCGCACCGACCGCCGATCTGGCCGTGTCACATCTTCAGGCCTCGTATTGCGACGATATCGCGGTCACTTATGGCGGCGTCTATGAGTAAGTCATGCAAGTCACTATTGCCACCGAACAGCACGCCGCAAGAACGTGCGCTGGAAGCAACCTTAGCCCGCATTTCAGACGTGCCGGTGCCACTGCGCCAACTCTATAACGCCGATACCTGCCCGATCAATTTATTGCCGTGGCTGGCGTGGCAATTGTCGATAGACAACTGGAAACCGTACTGGAGCGAAGCCGTCCGCCGCGCCCGCGTGCGCAGCGCCATGACCATCCATCGGCAAAAAGGCACCGCCAAATCGGTCAAGGATGTCGTCGCCGCTTTTGGTGGATCGATTCTTTTGCGGGAGTGGTGGCAGAAGACGCCAATGGGCGCGCCGCACACCTTCGATTTGCTGATGACGTTGACCGGCGCAGGCGGACAAACGGCGACCGCCGCCTTTGTCGATGACGTCATCGCCGAGGTCAACCGCACCAAACCAGTCCGCAGCCATTTTACGTTTACGCAAGGCACCCATACCCAGACCGCCATCGCCATCGTGACCGGGCTGCGCCCCGTAATCTATGCCCGTCTTAACCTTACCGAAGCCTGATTACCCTATGTCCGGACTCCACATCATGACCACCACCGCAGGGCGTGCCGCGCTGGTCAACGCCGCACACGACGGCACCGCGCCGCTGACGATTGCAGAAATTGGCTTAACGGCCGCCGTTTTCACACCCAGCGAAGACATGACCAACTTGCCGGAGGAATTCAAACGCCTGCAAACCATCTCCGGCGAAGTCGTTGCAGCAGACACGATCCACGTCACGATCCGCGACGATGGCACGGACACCTACACGGTCCGCGGCATTGGCTACTGGCTGAGCAATGGCGTACTGCTGGGCGTCTACGGACAACCCGAACCGATCTTAGAAAAGTCGGCGCAATCGATGTTGCTGTTATCTGCCGATACGATCTTTACCACCATCAATGTAGCCGCGCTGACATTTGGCAACGCTAACTTTACCAATCCTCCGGCAAGTACTGAACGACAAGGTGTGGTTGCGTTGGCGACCGCAGTTGAAACCGTTGCAGGTATAGATAGCGTGCGCGCCGTCACCCCGGCCGCACTAACCCCGGCGCTGGCCCACACTATCGCCACGCACAAAGCCGAAGCCGATCCACATACGCAATATCTGACGCCGGAACGCGGCAATAAACTGTATTTCCGCACCCTGGCGGCCTACACCAACAGTGACACTGATTGCGATACGCTGATGGAAACCGGCGTGCGCGAAGTCTCCGTCGCCAACGATCGCGGCATGCTCGCCCATACCCATTTGCCATCAGGCTGCGAGGGCTATGGCACGCTGATGACTGTCGTTGGCGGCGCGTTCATCCGTCAGGTCTATAGCGATGGCGGTCTCGCACAAAGAACGTGGGAACGTACCGGCTATCTGAATGAAGCACCGCCCTTCAAAGGCCGCCCCTGGAAACTGGCATGGGATACAGTGACCTTCGATCCGGCATCCAAACAAAATACGCTAGGCTTTAGCCCGGTGCAGCAAGGCACTGGCATTCAACAAAATCCCAATATAGTCAAAATCGGCTGGGCAAAAAACAGTCTTAAAGCAACCGTCGATGCCACCGATCTGGGCGACTTTGTATTCCAGAACAGGCTGAACGCCGATCTTGCACATTACCTGCCGCTGACCGGCGGCAACGTCGATGCGCTGGCGATTGCTGGAAAGCGCGCATTGACGCAAGGACAAAACGGCACATTACCCGATGGCGGAACGCCAATCATTGCCGATATAAATACGCCCCCGATGGGCTGGGCCACCTACACGTTAGAAGCGACCGCAAACCGTCCCAGTGCGTATGGACAAGTCTTCACTTCCTCGTTGAACGGCAGTATTGCGCCCGGTGGCGGTAACTGGCTTATGCAAAAGGCACATACCACCGATAACCAGATATTGACCCGCGTCAATATTAACGGTTGGACCGCATGGATCGAGGCGTGGACCGGCCAAAATTTTAATCCCGGCGATAAAGTCAGCGGCAGCGGCGGCATTCGGCTGCAATGGGAAGGGCGCAGTGGCAATCCGGCATGGGTGCACGGCGGCGATGATAATCCTGCCGATTGTGCGCTATATAACCCTGCCGGTTTTAGCGTCAATTACGCCACCACAGCCAGTTATGCGCATCAACTGGCGGGACCGGGCGTACAAGAAAATACAATCGGCTCTTACCGACTCAACAAAAATCATACGTCATCCGAGGTGGGTGTCGGCACCTGGGAATTGCGCGGCGCGGCCTACGACTATGGCTCGGGCGGCGACGGCAACATCGGCACACGCATCTCTTTATGGCAAAGGGTCGGATAATGACAAAGCAAAAAAACCCCTCCTCTCTCACTGACATCGCATCGGACCTGACACCGCCGGTGGCGTCTGCTTCGGTTGCCCCAGCGGACCGTTTTAGCTATGCAGATGTCCGCAATCCAGTGCGACAAGCTAACGGCATTCTGTGCGAAGTCAAATTCGACGCCAATCCGGATTACTGGCTCTTTCTGGCTGCGCCATACGATCCCGAAACACATGGCCGCGCCATTTATGCCGAATGCGTTGCCGGGCACTGGGGCGACGTTTCGGATTACTTCCCCACCGAAGCCGAGTTCTTCAACGCCGCCACAGAGCGCATCGAACGAGCATTGCACCATGCCAGCAGCGCCATCACCAAATACCAGGATCGCATCGATATCGACGATGCCAGTGCGACTGATATCGCCTGCGCGCGCGCCTGGAAAATCTATCGCGTGGACTTACACCGCCTGCCCCGACAAAACCATTTTCCACACCGCATCACATGGCCGATCGCCCCCGACGCGCCAGCGGATTAACCCGACTACTGACCAATCACAGGAATCAATATGGCAACCGATTACCACCACGGCGTGCGCGTCATCGAAATCAATCAAGGCACGCGCCCGATCCGCACCATCAGCACCGCCGTCATCGGCTTAATTGCCACCGCCGGGGATGCCGATCCGGAGGCGTTCCCGTTAGACACGCCGGTACTGCTGACCAACGTCATCGCCGCCCTCGGCAAAGCAGGCACGCAAGGCACGCTGCGTCGTGCCTTAGAAGCCATCGGCGCGCAAACCAAACCGTTCACCATTGTCGTCCGTGTCGCAGAAGGCGCAGACGACGCCGAAACCACCAGCAACGTGATCGGCACCGTCACCGCCAGCGGCAAATACACCGGCATCAAAGCATTGCTGGCCGCGCAAAGCAAACTCGGCATCAAGCCGCGCATTTTAGGTGCGCCCGGACTCGATACCAAACCTGTCACCAATGCGCTCGTCAGCGTGGCGCAACAACTGCGTGCGTTCGTCTACGCATCGGCCCACGGTTGCCTGACCAAAGAAGATGCCGTCGCCTATCGTAAAGATTTCGGCCAGCGCGAACTGATGCTGATGTGGCCGGATTTCATCAGTTGGGATACCGCCACCAACGCCGACACCAGCGTTCCGGCCGTCGCCTACGCGTTGGGCTTGCGCGCCAAAATCGACGAGGAAACCGGCTGGCACAAAACACTATCGAACATGGTCGTCAACGGCCCGACCGGCATCAGCAGCGACGTCTTCTGGGACCTGCAAGATCCGGCCACCGACGCCGGTTATCTGAATGGCAAAGAAGTCACCACCTTGATCAACAACGGCGGCTTTCGTTTCTGGGGATCGCGCACGTGTGAAGTGCCGGAATTTTTCTTCTTTGAGAACTACACCCGCACCGCGCAGGTATTAGCCGACACCATCGCCGAAGCCCACTTTAGTTATGTCGACAAGCCGCTGCATCCGTCGCTGGTCAAAGACCTGATCGAAAGCATCAATGCGAAATTTCGTGATCTCAAAGCGCAGGGATACATCATCGACGGCACCGCCTGGTATGACGAACAATTCAACAGCAAAGAAACGTTGAAGTCCGGCAAGCTGGCAATTGACTACGATTACACGCCCGTCCCGCCGTTAGAAAATCTGACCTTCCAGCAACGCATTACCGACCGTTATCTGGCCGATTTCGCCAGCCGCATCACGGCATAAACACGTCCTTACCAATCGGAAACTATCATGGGCCTACCCCGCAAACTCAAAGACTTTAATCTCTTCAACGACGGCGCAGCCTACATCGGGCTGGTGCCAGAACTGACCTTGCCCAAACTCAGCCGCAAGATGGAAGAGTACCGCGCCGGCGGCATGTCCGGCCCGGTCATGGTCGACATGGGCAACGAAGCATTGACGCTGGAATGGACCGCTGGCGGCCTGATCCTCGAAGCCCTTGCGCAATACGCCGCCAAATCGCATAACGCCGTCCAGCTGCGCTTCGCCGGTGCATTTCAGAATGACGACACCGGCGAAGTATCCGCAGTCGAAGTCGTCGTGCGCGGTCGCCATAAAGAAATCGATATGGGGTCGTGCAAGGTCGGTGACGACACCACGCATAAATTTACCACCGCCTGTAGTTACTACAAATTGACGGTCGATAACGTCGAACTGATCGAACTCGACTTCATGAACAGTATCGAAAAAATCAAGGGTCTCAGCGTCAACGACAGCCTGCGTAAAGCAATCGGCTTGTAAGCCAGACCACCCTCTTTATGTCATCCAACATCCACTAGAAAAAGATCACACCATGCCAAAAAATACCGCTGCAACAATCTCCGTCAATGCGAACTTCGTGACAGTCACTCTGGACGAACCACTCCAGCGCGGCGATACCGTCATCACCACCATCCAGCTACGCAAACCAAAAGCCGGAGAACTACGCGGCGTCTCGCTAGTCGATGTCGCCAACCTCGATGTCATGGCGCTGCAAAAAGTCTTACCCCGCATCACGCAACCGATCTTAACAACGCAAGACGTGAACAATCTCGACCTCGCCGATCTGATGGCGCTGGGTGCCGAGGTGGCCTATTTTTTAGCCAAGAAAGCGGATCGGAACATGGTCTCCCAGACTGTGTAGAAAACGCGATGGCAGACATTGCCGTGGTGTTCCATTGGGACCCGGCGGCAATGGCTGATTTTGAGATCAGTGAATTAATGGACTGGCGTGAACGCGCCCGCCTGCGCAATACAGCAGAGCAATAAGCAGAACAATAAGTAGAGCCATAAACGAAAGAATAAGCGGAGTAAAAATGGCGGACCTGAGACTACAAGTCATCCTGACAGCGCTGGACAAAGTTACCGGTCCGCTCAAAAAAATCCGGGGCGCAGCCACGCCCACGTCCAAGGCACTGAAAGCAACCCACGACAGACTAAAAGAACTGAACAAACAGCAAGGCGCAACCGGCAAGTTCCGTGAATTGCATGCCGGACTAATCGCCACGTCAGACAAATTAAAGACCGCGCAAATCAAAGTGAATGATTTGGCGAAAGAACTTAAAGCGGTGGTGAACCCCACCAAAGAAATGACAAGAAGTTTCGAGAGCGCCCAAACAGCCGCCAAAAAACTCAAAGAACAATGCCATCAGGACCGGATCAAACTGCAAGGCCTGCGCGACGAGATGGCAAAAGCCGGGGTTCAGACCGGCGCACTCCGTGGCGCGATCACCAATGCAGGCAAAAGCAGTGCTAATTTCGCGCAGCATCAACGCCAGTTGCGCACCGAGATCGCTGCCACCACCGCCAGAATGGAAGAACAAAAACGGCAACTGACCGCCGTCGCCCACCAGCAGGAACGCATGGCAAAAGTGCGCGCCCGGTTTGACAAAACCCGCCAATTTGCAGGCAAGGCGGCTACCGTCGGCGTAACCAGTGGCGCGTTAGGCGGCGGCCTGTTAATGGGCGCTAAAAGAATGCTCACGCCCGGCATCGACTTCAACGCCGCCATGTCCCGTGTGCAGGCATTGACCGGCCTCGATCAACGGTCCGGTGACTTCAAAGGGTTGCGTCAGCAATCGCGCGATCTGGGCGCGTCGTCCAGTTACACCGCCACCGAAGCCGCACAAGGGCAAGGCTATCTGGCGATGGCAGGCTTCAGGCCCAAAGAGATTCTGCACGCCATGCCAACCATCTTATCGGTGGCAAAAGCGGGTGACAGTGACCTGGCGCGCACCGCCGATATCTCGTCGGATATCCTGACCAGTTTCGGTCTGCAAGCCGATCAGATGACCCGGGTCGGCGATGTGCTGACAATGACCTTTACGACCGCCAACACCAATCTGGAAATGCTGGGCGACACGATGAAATATGTCGGCCCGGTGGCAACAGCGGCGGGCATGTCGTTAGAACAGGCCTCGGCTATGGCGGGTCTATTGGGCAACGCCGGGATTAAAAGCAGTCAGGCCGGGACCACATTACGGTCGATGATCCTGCGGCTGGCTGCGCCCACTTCCAGGGCTGGTGCGGCCCTCAAAGAACTCGGCATCAATGCCCGCGATATGCAGGGCAATGTGCGCGATATTCCCAGCCTGTTGCGCGATGTCGCCACTGCCACCAAAAACATGGGCAGCGGCCAGCGGCTTGATTTCATCAAACAAATATTCGGTGAAGAACCCGCCGCCGGAATGGCCGCACTGATCGAAAAGCAAGGCGCCGAAGGGATCAACAAATACGTTGCCATCATCGAAAACGCCAAAGGCATCGCAAAAAAAAACGGCAGCCGTTATGGCCGAAAATTTAGCGGGCGACTTGCAAACGCTGAAATCCTCTTGGGAAGATCTGGGTATTACCGCATCGGATTCCATGGATAGCCCGTTACGCAAGGTCACCAAGGAAATCACGGAAATCATCCGCAACACCAGCAAGTGGATGCAAAACAATCCTGAACTGACCGCCACGCTGCTCAAAATTGCCCTTATCATCGGCGTCGTTCTGGCGGTCGTCGGCATGCTGGCGTTGGCACTGGCGACCATTGCCGTGCCTCTCGCCGTTGTCAAAGTGGCGTTCGGGATACTCGGCATTAAGGGCGGTGGCGTCGTCCGCGCAATCAAAAATATTGGTAAAGCGTTCTCTTTTGTTGGAAAATTGCTGCTGAGAAACCCCCTATTTATCGCCATTGCATTACTCGCCATCGCCGCCTATCTGATTTATAAAAACTGGGAGCCGATCAAACAGTTTTTTAGTGATCTCTGGGATAAGGTCACCGCCATCTTTGAGATCGTATGGGACAAGATCAAAGCAATTTGCAAAGGGCTGTGGGATGACGTCAAAACCGCGTTCAGTGGCGGGATTGCGGGAGTCGGTGCGCTGATCCTCAACTGGTCGCCAATCGGACTGTTCTATACCGCCTTTGCCGCAGTCATGCGCTATTTCGGGGTGGAGATGCCAGATAAATTTACAGAGTTTGGCGGCAACATCATTTCAGGACTGATCAAAGGCCTGCGCAACAAATTCCCTTTGCTAGATTCTATCGCCACCGGCATCGCCAGGATCCTCCCCAAAGCCGCTACAGAAAAAGACAGCATCAACAGCCCAAGCCGTCAGTTTGCCGGATACGGCGCTAACCACGGACAAGGCCGCACCATCGGACTGCAACGCAATAAGCGTGCGCCGATTAATCCAGCCAGCGACATGGCAAAGCGCCTCTCCCAATTGCGTGCCGGGATCGCCATCGGTGCAGCGACCATGCCCGCGATGGCGTTCAATGTCCACCCGCCATTAGCACCGCGTGCAGCCGGCAGCGGCATGGTCGTGCACGGCGACACCAACCAGATCACCATTCAGGCACCCCCCGGCATGGATGAAAACGCCATCGCGCGATCAGTTGCCAACGCGCTGGAACAACGTGATCGTAAAAAGGCCGCGCGCCTGCGTTCCAGCCTGCATGACTACTAAACTTTAAGGAGCATTGCCATGATGATGTGCCTCGGCATGTTCGTATTTAGCCTGCCCACGCTGGCGTATCAGGAGTTGCAGCGCCAGACCGCCTGGAAGCACGTCAGCAACGCCCGTGTCGGCGCGCGTGACGCCTGGCAATACACCGGCAAGGGCGACGACACCATCACGCTGTCCGGCTGGATCGCGCCGGAACTGACCGGCTCGTTGTATTCGCTCGACGCGGTGCGCCTGATGGCCGATACCGGCAAATCGTGGATATTAATACAGGGCACCGGCCGGATTTACGGCGCATTCGTCATCACCGGCATGACCGAAGGCCGCAGCCTGCTAGCACGTAATGGCGATGCGGGCCGGGTGGAATTCTCTATCAGCTTGACACGCACCGATGAATCCGTATTAAGCATGCTGGGCGGATTGGGCAATCTGGGCAGCATCAAAAACATGCTCAGTCTGGAAGGGATCGGCAAGACCGTCACCGGTGCGGTCGGCAACATCGTGGGCAATGCTGTCGGTGGCATCGGCAAACAATTATGACGTCCCGCATTCCCGATTTCCGCGTGACGCTCGATGAGCGCGACCTGACCGCTATCCTGCGTCCACGCCTGATCAGCCTCAACCTGACCGAATGCCGCAGCGATGCAGCCGACCAGCTCGATCTCGTACTGGACGATACCGACGGCAAACTCGCGATCCCGTCCAGAGGTGCCAAAATCCATCTGCACATTGGCTGGCGCGGTATCGGCAACGACATCGGTCTGGTCGATAAAGGCAGCTTTACCGTCGATGAAGTCGAACATTCCGGCGCACCGGATACCATCACGCTGCGCGCCCGCACTGCCAACCTGATCGACACCTTTCGGCAATTAGAAGAACACAGCTTCCACGACACCACGCTGGGCGCAATCATTGAAGTCATCGCCTTTCGACAAGAACTCAAAGCCGGGATCGCCGACGCCTTGCGCAATGTCGCCGTCAGGCATATCGACCAGACCCGCGAAAGCGATGCCGCCTTTCTGCGGCGTCTGGGTAAAAAATACGACGCCATCACCACTGTAAAAAACGACACATTACTGTTTGTGCCGATCAATCAAAACCGCAACGTTACCGGCAAAGCGCTGCCAGTGGTCCAGATCCTCCGCAGTCTGGGCGACAATCATCGCTATCACAGCGCCGAGCGGGATAGTTACAGCGGCGTGCGGGCGTTCTGGTATGACCAGCGATATGCCCGTCGCCGCAGCGTCATCGTCGGCATCGCGGGGAACAGCAAGTCTTTAAAAACCACTTTCGCCAACGAAGCTGATGCACGTACATCCGCCATCGCAGAATGGCAGCGCATTCAACGCGGCGTATCCACCTTTGAATTGCATCTCGCGCTGGGCGATCCCCGCCTGATCGCACACTCCCCAATCATTACCACCGGCTTTAAATCGCAGATTGATGCCACCGAATGGCTTATCGTCAAAATCGGCAGCAGCATCAGCAGCAGCGGGTACACCCAACAGATCGAACTCGAAATGAAAATGGCGCAAGAAGAGGCCGAACGCGAGATAGAAAAAGACCCTGATGAAAACATCACCGGCGTAAAGGCAGTCTGGCGGGATAAAACGACCAACAAATCAGGTCAGGTACAGGCCGGAAGCAATCGCCATCTCAAAAGCAACCCCCGCGTCTATGCCAGCAGGCAAAGTGCACAGCGTGCGGTTAACGGGGAATGGCATGACATTAAGGTTGTGCGGGAGATTATTCGAGAGAACAGCGATAACCTCTGACGATGCCAAAACGTTACGTATGTTACGGATGTTACGTAACTTACGTAACGACAACAGATTAGGTTACAATCCACTCACATTTCCGAGTAAGTGCAATTGGATTTTAACAAGTGGCTTGGCCATGCTTTGCACTTAAAGGGAATCCCATTGCCATCCGGACCAAAAAATATTCAGGCAATTCAAGCCTTGCGAGGTGTTGCGGCCCTATTGGTCGTCGCGTTTCATGATCGCGTTGGCGTTAATCTGACATTCCCCCAGCTCGGCGACAAAACACACTTCAGCGTCTTGGGCGTCTCTCCATTTCTTTGCATTAGCGGCCTTTTTACTTTTTGTATCGCCCCTAATCACAACACTAGCAACCGTAGCGCCGACCCCGGCAGACACTTTTTCAAACGAATCTGCCCCGTCCTGCCCCGCGTTTACCGCATCAACTTGCTACCGCTAACATCGATTTATAACATCGTCACATCTCCCCTCTGCCCTCATCGGGGCGGCGGAATCGGCAATTACGCCTATGCAGGCAATCTATTTCACCGAGATGTAAGAGGGAATTTATTCAATAAATAGAGATGAAACACACGCACTCATAAGCTTATGCCCTAAAAAAACATGAGTTGCATTGGTAATTGGCACCTATTTTGAACCAATATAGAAACATGCAATCTCAATAAAGACGGCCATTCAATCAGTATCTCAAGGAAGTGTAGGGATATGAATACAGTAACAGCCGAACAGCTTTTCCAAGCCCTTCAAGCCATGCCTATGGAAGAACGCGTGCGTTTTTTCTCTCTGCTAGCCATTAACGCGTTCCGTGACCAACACGCGTACCAGAATCTACAAGATCAGCAAGTATTCTGGCATCTCGACAACGACGAATTTACAGCGCAAGAGGCAGCCGACTATCTTGAAGTATCGATCGGCACGTTCCGACGCTACGTGTATGACGGCCGCATCAAACCATGCAGCGCCCCAGGCATCACTCAATTGTTTGCGACCCGAAATCTGAAAGCATTTAAACATGCGACCCATGACGTGAAGCTTACTTTGGATGGTGGCAAGGGCAAGGGCAAGCCAAACTAAACGTGGATATATTGGGTAAGGCCCAGACTGCTAAAGCGGTCTGGGCCTTTTTTCCTGTTTAAGCATGCAAATGGTAATGAAAGTGACCGGCTTGCCAGTGATTGTTCATGCCATATTGCGTTTTAAATCCACCATACAACAGTCTGGTGGACGCTGCCATAAATGCCAGGTATGGATTTTCATAAAAATCGACCTTAGCGTAGACGTGATCTTTCAATCTCATGCCAATGCGCCCCCCCGTTGCTACCTGAATTCAGGCACTCCAGGACTTCGCCTGATGGCATTTTTCTTGCGCTGCCTACTGAGTAAATTTTATCGTCCACCATGCAGGTCAAGCGAACCAGTTTGAGCGTTGAAGCACTTATGTCTGGTGCAGAGCAAAGCGATAGCCATACGCATACGCAGACACAAACAACAGCTAGGGCAAACGCGACTAATCGCCTGCTGACATTCACTGATTGGTGGATATCTCCCAATACAATTTGTCGGATATATCCTTGAAGTGCGATGACTTTTCCGGTTGTTGCGGGGAGATTATTCTCGAATGTCTTTTTTCTTTTTTTTACTGACGACGCGAACGTTTAAGTCCCCGGCTGTGTGCTGATCGCCGTTACTGACACCACCAACTTCTCCGTGAAATTGGACGCTGCCAATGTTATGTCGGGTAACGGTGGATGTAGTCACTGTTGGCGCTGTCGCGGCTGCACCCATTACATCAAGCATGCCGAGCATATTAGATTTACCGCGAATGTCTAGGGAACGATACCCAGACAGCAATTCTTTCTCGTCCTTCGTGATTGCTGATGCCGCTTTCTCTCCGGTGAGAATGTACTGCACATCAACTCCAATAGTCGCCAGCGCTCGTAAATAAAGCGCGTCCGGTGCTCGTTCATTTTGCTCATAAAGCGTTTGAGCGCGCCGCTTTAACCCGGCTACTGCGGCAAAATCGTCTTGATTCATGCCTAACCTTTGACGCTCTTCTTTTAATATTTCGCCGACTGATCTCATTTGTGCACACTTATTTCTTTACATGCTCTCAAATAGGAGCTATATTTGCGCCATCCCTAGCGAATACAGAGCATACCATTATGAAAAGACTTACCAAAGTACGACGCGCTCCCAAAAACATTCTCGCCCAATCTCTCGGCATTCGTTTAACACCAGAGGAACAGGCCGCCATAGAGAAATGTGCCTCTGATGAATTCCTGTCCCGCGCCTCTTTCCTTCGACGCATGATTCTGCGCGGCCTGGCCGATTACAAGCGTGAACTTGCTTCAAATCCATAACCTTAAGGTTCAGCTATGCAAACAAATCTTCAGCGCACTGACATTGCGATCAATCAAGTGCGTCGGTGGCTCTTTGCCATAACCTCTTCTTCAATATGCATCGCCTTACTGTATGCGTGGAAATTGCAGAATATCAATGTAGCGGGCAACTTATTATTGTTTTGGCTGTGGTTCATATCAGCGGCCTTTATCGCAGTGCTATTTGTCCCGGAAGAGCTCGCCAAAATTCCACGCTGCAGCAAGAACTTCGCCAGATTTAATTTGTGTATCTCTCTCCTTATGACTTTTGCGATGGTCTGGTTTGGTCATTTTTTGACTGCCGGATTTTATATGTTGGGATGGTGTGCCCGAAGTGCTGGCCCCAAAATAGCAGCATCGCAACAAGTCAAAAAATGTTAAAGAAAAACAACCTGCATTGGTGTCACAAGGATCGCTGCGTGCGCGCCTGGGCTTTAGCTTTATCTTCGGTTAATTGAATTTCATCACCATCACGGAGCATGTGATTTATTTGTTTTGCCGAATAGCCAGTAGCGTCAATTTTTTCGTATTGCCCATCCGGCTTTTCTCTCGTCACAGTAACGCGACGATTTGAAACGTGGGAGAGCCAAGCGATTAGCACTCTTTCGATGCTGGACCAAGGCATACCATCATTAACTTTACCGATGATTTCGAGAATAGGGGTGGAGAAGCGATTAGAAAAAATGTGTATTTCATTGTAGCTAATGTCGGACGCGTCCAGCACTTCCTTAAACGATAGTTCGGTATTAGGTTGCACATATATTCTGATAGAAATCATGAAAATTTATACTTTCAATGTCATAAAAAAGATTGGCGAAGCAGGTTGATCACTGCCCACCAGTTATGTCGTGCTGCTTTTTGGGTCCTCCTTTATGGACAGTTCAAATTGGCTTTTATTAAAGAAAAAAACTGATGTAAATCATCCATCCCAACTTTGATTTTATTTCATCAAAAATTTCGACAGGACGCACCTATGTATCCCGATATCAATCGCATCCGTACTAACCGCCTGACCGTTCGTCTTGATAAATACGAGCACGACGTCATTGTCGCGCTGGCTAACTATCAGGGCGAACATCCGTCAGCCTTGGTACGGCAACTTGTGATGCAAGAACTGGCAGATCTGTTTGGCAACCACGACCATGCCATCGTAGATAAAAAGTCCGCTTAACAGAAGACCACGAAAGTCTGACGAAAATGGCCGACTACGCATTCCCTGCGGAATACACCGATACGCAATTGGCGCAACTTGAAGCGATTCGCCTGCAGCATGGGCTGGATAGCCTGGAGCAAGCGCTGACGCTGGTATTGAAGGCACGCATACGCAAGCAAGTAAAAGTGATGACGAACAAAAAACGTGCGTTATACGTGGTTAAACCGCTGATTGATCCGGACGCGCCACCATGCGCGTAATCAGCATCCCTTGCCCCCATTGCCAATGCCGCGTGCGCGCTGCCAAAAGCCGCACGATGTCTACCCTGATGAAAGAGATCACCTATATGTGCCAGAACCCGGATTGCGGTCATAGTTTTGTCGCCAGTCTGGAAGTGCTGCGCACGTTGTCGATGTCTGCCATCCCTAACCCGGAGGTGCGGATTCATTTGTCGCAGCACGTCCGCAACGCTTGCGCTAATCAGTTGGCGTTATTCAAGAACGATTGAACTGATATGACCGCACACCACATTCTCGCGCCGCCATAACTCTTCGCTAGCGCGTTTCCCCTCTTACGTTGGTCCCGGCAATGCCTGACATCAGGCATGCGGGATTTGCTCACCCTGAAATAAGGAAAACATGATGAAAAATATTATTAATACGGCACATCAAGGTCAAGACGACGCGAAGAAAATACCTTTAGTGTGGGCTAAAGATGGCGTCAAAACCATTCTTTGGGTCGGTCGCAGCTTCAAGTTCATCGACCAGATTCAGACTGACCAGTTGAGTGATTGTATTAAGAAAGAGTCCCAGTCCAGTGACGCCAATGACACGGTAAATCTCGCGTTGCTCATTACGGATACCGATGATCATTTTCTCTCTTGTAACGGCACGCATTTCGAAGGTGTGCAGTTCGAGCTTATTGAGAATTTCGGCATCCAGTTTTCCGATTTCCTGGGCGGGGATAAGGGCTGTTTTCATAAAGTTCCTTCGGTTGTTTTAAAAGGCGTATCACGACCTGACATGATCGGATACGCGCAAAAGTATATGCGCAAGTCACTACTGAATAGCCACATTGCAGGTGTGATTTAAGTATGAAGACCTATCTCGATATTTTTTGTTCGGGTCTTTTGTGTGGCTTTGTGATGTTTGCACCAGCGTTTGCGGTGGCGCTTGGTTGGGTGGGAGATTAAGCCGATGATCGCCAACACACCTTACGCCTTGTTGATCGGCAAGCTGAACCTCCGCAACTGGTTTCTGGCGCGCACGCATTTGATTAGCGCCAGCCATACAGCCACGGTGGGGGCGGTTCTGGATGAGCAGATCGCCGTATTTATTGGTCAACTTGGCGGCATGGCGGGGGACTGGTAATGGGCGCATCGTTGATCGATAACCATCTGTCATTTACGCCTGCCAGTCAGATCATCGCCGGGTGGGAATTGGCGGCCGGAACGCTGACGCCGGCAGACACCGCGCAGGTGAAATTGCTGGCGGCGCGGCGGTTAATTAAGCTACGCAATGATGCGCCGCAGATTCAGCGCCTGACAGCCCAATCGTGGGGCGCGACGCCCGAACATGCACGACGTTACGTCTTATACGTGGCAGGCTTGCCGATGACGCGCTGGGATAGTCCGATTCATTCGTTTTCGGCGTCGGAACGGGCTGCGATCAAGGCGGCAGTGGTGGCCTCGGTCGGGATGTTTGAACGGGTTTTGCATGCAGTCTAAACGCATCGTTTTACCCAGCCGACAGCGACATCTGACCTTCTTACAATCGGACCGATTTGCACCGGAGTTGGCACGCCTTCCTTACAAATGGCGCAAGCGCGTTATCAACCAGACGCTGGATAAAATGGCGTGGTCATCGTGGCACAAAATTTACGAATCACTGGCGACCGATTTCGTGCGGGATTTTGCTGAACGGTATGTTCCGGCCGGCGTAGATTTATCGCAGCACGATGCGGATATTGTTGCCACGGCAAAGAAAGCGGCGGCGCATGTTTCCTGTGCTCTCTGGGGCGCGACTTCGGACCGCCACGCACAGCAGATCATCATTTGCGAATGTGCTGAATACGGCATCGATCCACCGGAGTTTGAAGAACTCAAAGATGTGATCGGACGCGCCGTCAATCCGCATTGGTGGCGCGGTCAATTGCGTAAGCGCATCGGGCGCGCTTTTGAGGCGGGCAATATCCGACTCGGCTACGTCCACTATCGCGGCGAAGCCTACGCCAGCCATGATACGGTCATCGCAAGACTTGCCCAAAATCGGCGCAATGCATTGGCGCTAGAAAACCAGAAACTTGAAAACGAGCTAGGCCAGCAATACACGCTGGCCGAACTGGCCGGGACCAGCACGGCCAATAAACCCATCCGACGAGGAGAATTAATGTTGCGCATCAGCGGCTTCGAAACCATCGCCAAAGAACTTGGCGATGAAGGCCTATTCATTACCTGGACTTGTCCGTCCCATTTCCACGCCACTTTGCATTGCGGCAAACCGAATCCGAAATACAGCGGCGCTACGCCACGAGAAGCGAATGATTATCTAAAGAAAGTGACGGCGCAGTTGCGTGCCGCGCTGGACCGGCGCGGCATTGGTCTGTATGGATTTAGGATTGTAGAACCGCATCACGACGGCACACCGCACTGGCATTTACTGATGTTTGTGCGCTCTACCCCTGACTATAAAACGCTGCATGTGAAAGACGTGGCCAGTCGTGTCATCCGCTTGATGAAACGCTATGCATGGCGCGCTGAGCGTGGCGAACCGGGCGCGTTTGCACGGCGTCTGAAAGTCGAACGGATCGACTGGAGCAAGGGCAGCGCCGCCGCTTACATCGCTAAATATGTCGCCAAAAATATCGATGGCGCGCACGTCGGCGACCATAAAACCAAAGACGGTTATGTCCTGGCCCCAGACTGCATCGGCGGCGTTGAGCTGGTGCCATCAATGCGCATCGAAGCATGGGCTGCGTGCTGGGGCATCCGCCAGTTTCAGCAATGGGGCGGCGCACCGGTAACGGTCTGGCGCGAGTTACGTCGTATCAAAGAAGAAATGGTGAACGAAGCGCCAGAGCCGATGCGCCGCGCATGGAATGCTGCGCAAAAGATCGAAGGCGAAAAGCGCGCCGACTTTGCCGAGTATCTGCGTGCGCAAGGTGGCCCGCTCGTGCCGCGTAAAAACCTGATCATCACGCTGGCCAAGGATATCAAAACCTTTATCGGCCGGTATGGCGAGACGATTAAATCTACACCTTACGGTGTGCATTGTGCGGCCTTGTTTGGGGTGGTGTTTAAGTCGGTGCGACATACATGGACGCCGGTGAAGGCAGACGCATCGGCACGTGGCGGGGCGGCAGTTGACCTTCCTCGGACTCGTGTAAATAACTGTACGGTCCCCGAAGTGGCACCGCCAGAAAAGCAGCCGGACTGGATGATTCCTGATGCGAATTGCTTTCCCCTTGATGCCAAAAATGCGCTGATTGACGCGTGGGCGGCACTCAATGCTTGCCCCTTCCCCCGCATTTTTGATGAAAGGAAATAGCGATGAAATTGCTGGTGCAAATCTGCCTCTTGCTGTTCTTTATTTTTGCGTTTTGGGGTGGCGCTAACATTTTTAAATGGGTACTCGATCAATCAAAAGTACCGTTCAGCGCCTTCATCAGCGCGACGTTGTCGGTGACCGTCCTCTGCGTGCTGACGGCGGGCATGTTGTGGGGAGCTAGCGATGGATAAGCGGCAATCCACACATTTTATAAGCGAAAGCGATCTATGAAAATATTAGGACATCCCAAAACATGACGACAAAAATTGGGGACCGCGTGTCCTTTGATACTGACGAAGGCATTCAGATTGGCTATGTCAATGCGCTGCGCCGGGATGTAGGTAACGGTGAGCTAAATGCCTGGATAGAACTTGATCATCCCTGGCCGGGTCTGTTCCGCGCAGTGCCTGTCTCGGCCCTCCTCAGTTCAGAAGTACTCGGGCCGCCTTCGACGATGCATTTTGAAAACGATTCGGTCGAAGCGGTCAAGGAATTCAGGCGGTGGCATTTGGGGAATTTTGGAACAGTCATGACCCAGGAGCATCGTGATACCCCTGACGCGGCCGACGACAAGAAAAGCGGCATTTCCGCTTCCCGGCCAGTGGCACATTTACAAAAATGGAGGCTTCCCAATGTGGTTTAACAATCTGCACATTGAGCGTATTCCCGCGCCGGTGGAGAAACGAAAGCATGAACCGCTTTACATCTATTACGTAGGATTAATTAAAAACATGAATGAGGTGAAACTATGGCGCTATTAACACAAGCATATATTTTGGATAACTTTGGCATACGATTAAATTTGCCGCAATTAGCGAAACTGCTCGACATTAAAGAAGGCACCCTCCGCAACCAAATAAGCGCTCGGGCTTTTCCGATAAAAACGTACATTGAAGGTGGGCGACGTTTTGCTAGCTATCAGGCGGTCTCGGAATATTTGGATAACCAGCATCTGATTACGCAAGAGAGTTAGTACGCAAGAGAATTAGGAAAATCCAAGGCCTGCCGACTAGGCCAGTTTCTTCGGGAAGATAATCACCCTTCCCTTTTCTGCGATATCCTCCGGCTTAAGGTTGGTATAGCGTTTTAAGTTGCGCCAATCCTTATGACCGGTCACCGCGGCGACCTCCGGGATCTCCCAGCCCGCCTCGAACAACGCGCTAGCCGCCTCGTGCCGCAAATCGTGTAAATGTAAATCCACGATTTTCGACGCATCACACGCCCATTTAAAATACTTGCTGGCCGTCCCTGCTTCATACGGAAAAATACGCGCATCATTGCGCGGCTGGCGCATCACAACGTCATACGCATCGGCAATCAACGGCACCCACTCGTCATTACCGATTTTCATCCGCGGATGCTTACGATCACGCACCATCACCATCCGCGCATCCTCATTCAGATCGGCCCAGGTCAGCCTAAACAACTCGCCCCGCCGAAAGCCAGAGCGCAATAAAACCGTAATCACGTCCTTCATTGGCAGCGTGTATTGCGGATTATTGACGAACCAGGCAAAGAGGGACGTCAACTCCTCCACAGTAGGACGCCGCTCACGTTTTTTACCCGCCTCCACCAGATGTAAATGCTTCAACATTGGCCGCGCTTTTGCAACCGCGTCCGGGATATTGGCATCCAGCATGCCAGCCATGTGACGCAGAACCGTGCCGAGTTTGGATAGCTCCATGTCAACGGTATAACCGCCAACGCCATCGAGCGTACGCCGATTTTGGGCATAACCAACAATGTCCTGCGTAGATAATCCAGCCGCAGTTTTACCGCCCAATTTCTCAATCAGGCGCCTCAGCAAATAATGTTCGTTTGATTTAGGAGAAACTCCGCGCCCGGATTTTTCACGCACAGTGCGATAGCTGTCAATGAGCGCTTCGACGCTTAGTTTTAAGGTAGCCGGATTACCAGATTCCATCTCAATCTGTATAATTCGCGCCCATTTCTCAGCTTCTGCCTTAGTTCTGAAAGTTTTTGCTATACTCTTGCCCTTGATGCGAACTTGCCCGCGCCAACGTTTTCCCACCGCTAATATAGATGCCATACACCCCTTTATTTCAGGGTGCGGATTGTAGCAAATATGTAGCAGGACGAACGTTAAATCGGGTTTACTTGCATCAATCGGAATGACGAATCAAGGGACAGAATATTCTTATAAGCCATTGAATTTATTGAATTTTTTCTTTAAAATCAAACGCTTATTCCATCCCTTGGATTTCCTTCCCTCGCCATAGTTCAATGGATAGAACGAGTGCCTCCTAAGCGCTAGATACAGGTCCGATTCCTGTTGGCGGGACCAATTAGATATTCAGTTTCAAAAAAACGCCTAATCACTTATAAAGTGTTAAGGATTGAGCACAGTCGAATCTCTACACTAAAACCAATTTTCCGACTAAGATCATTTACCGCCAAGTGTTTGGTTGCAAACAAAATTTGTCATGATTCCGTCAGCTAAAGAGCCCTTTACTGGCGTTACAAATTTACTGTTTTTAAGCGCATCTGAATGATCACGCTTATCGCCTAACCCATCATTTTCAACAAATAAAATTTCTTTTGTTAAACGCGTAGTTTTGTTCGTGCAATTATATTCTGTCAAATCTTGATAGGATTTGAATGTAGGAAACGTAGGGTCGCCTTCATTTTTTCGAGGTTGTTGGAAATTCCACATTGACCATACTTGACGCACGCCATTTATCTCTTTGATGGAATCTCTATCTAACTTCAAACTAGAGACATCACTTTGACCGACAATCTGCCAATCTGCAGCCTGAGCACCGAGACAAACAATGCTCAATCCCAAAATAAGTGCTATTTTTTTCATATATGACTTCCTTTAAAATTAACCGCTAATAAGATGTATCTAGCGTATCGCAATTCGATTAAAACAGATTCAATTTTACAAAAAAATACATTTAATTTTTGAATTTTCTATAGAGAAAGTGCTTTTCGGCTTAGCACTTTTACTCCAGCATAAATATTGTTTATTACATACGCACTCTCCACTGCCTACATGTGCGTTGCCTACTTTCATTCGGTGTGGAATGGTTCAAGGTAAGCGTCGTTCAAAGGCCGTATTGACAGCCCCGCGTTTCAGCGGCTATTGCTTTGGCGCAGATATGATCGCCAGCCCAGATGCCAGATTCCAAGGCAGGAAGTCATCAATTTGATTGACGGGGTGATCGGCAATATGCGTGAGCACGTAGCGCAACCATGCTGCCGGATCGACGCCATTGAGTTTAGCCGTCCCAATGAGCGAGTAGATAGCGGCGGCACGTTCGCCGCCATTGTCGGAGCCTGCAAACAGATAATTACGTCGTCCAATGGTGATACCGCGCAATGCGCGTTCGGCGGCCGAATTATCGATCTCGATGCTGCCCATCGTCGCAATAGCAGGTTAATGCTGGCCATAAATTGAGGGTGTACAGGATCGCCGCAGTAGTATCGGATTTGCGCGACAGCGTCAACAACAAGCTTGCCCGCAGCCAGTTTTCCAACGCATCAATAAGCGGGCGCGATTGCGCCTGGCGCACTACCAGCCTTATCTGCGGCGGTTTGCCGCGTATGCTTGCTTCGATCTCATACAATGCGCCGATGCGGCGCAAGGCTTCGGTGGTGATTGGCGAGGCCCGTGCTGCATGCAAGTCGAAGAATTTGCGTACCTTGGCGCTGTTGTGGTGATGGCGCTGCTGGTTATGTAAGCGTCGTTCAAAGGCCGTATTGACAGCCCCGCATTTCAGCGGCTATTGCTTTGGCGCAGATATGATCGCCAGCCTAGATGCCAGATTCCAAGGCAGGAAGTCATCAATTTGATTGACGGGATGATCGGCAATATGCGTCAGGACGTAGCGCAACCATGCTGCCGGATCGACGCCATTGAGTTTAGCCGTCCCAATGAGCGAGTAGATAGCGGCGGCACGTTCGCCGCCATTGTCGGAGCCTGCAAACAGATAATTACGTCGTCCAATGGCGATACCGCGCAATGCGCGTTCGGCGGCCGAATTATCGATCTCGATGCTGCCATCGTCGCAATAGCGGGTTAATGCTGGCCATAAATTGAGGGCGTACAGGATCGCCGCAGTAGTATCGGATTTGCGCGACAGCGTCAACAAACTTGCCCGCAGCCAGCTTTCCAACGCATCAATGAGCGGGCGCGACTGCGCCTGGCGCACTGCCTGTCTTACCTGTGGCGGTTTGCCACGTATGCTTGCTTCGATCTCATACAATGCGCCGATGCGGCGCAAGGCTTCAGTGGTGATTGGCGAGGCCCGTGCTGCATGCAAGTCGAAGAATTTGCGTCGCGCGTGCGCCCAGCACGCAGCCTCCTGTACACGACCGGTTGCATAAATCGCGTTGAATCCGGCATACGCATCGGCCTGCAGAACGCCGGCGAATTTCGCCAGATGGGTCTGAGGATGGATACCTTTGCGGTCCGGCGTGTAAGCGAACCAGACTGCCGGGGCATCGGTTGATCCCGATGGCCGGTCGTCGCGGACATACGTCCACAGTCTGGCTGTTTTGGTCTTGCCATTGCCGGGTGCCAGTACCGGGATCGGGGTGTCGTCGGCATGTAATTTGGTCGTTGCCATCACATGACGGCGTACCGCATCGACCAGCGGTCGCAGCAGGCTGCTGGCAGCACCGACCCAGTCTGCCAATAATCCCCGATCCAGTTCCACACCTTCCCGGGCATAGATGACCGATTGCCGGTAGAGCGGAAGATGATCAGCGAACTTGCTCACCAGAATATGGGCGAGTAATCCGGGCCCCGCCAGACCGCGTGCAATCGGACGGCTGGGTGCCGGCGCCTGGACGATGCAGTCGCAGCAGGTGCAAGCGAGTTTGGGACGCACATGCCGGATGACCCGAAAGCTGGCCGGGACGAATTCAAGTTGCTCGGCAACGTCACTGCCGAGATGACGCAAATCGCCACCGCAATCGGGGCAGGCGGCATGCTCTGGCGTATAGATCTTCTCGTCCCGGGGCAAATGGGGCGGTAGCGGTTTGCGTGGTATCTTCGGACGCACTGGCTTCGTTGCCGGGGCAGCGCTGGCAACGTCACTTTCTTCTGTCTGCAAATCTTCTAACCGTAATTCGAGTTGTTCAATTTGCCGGTCCAGCTTCTCGGATTTGCGGCCGAACTGCAGCCGTTTGAGTTTGGCGATGAAGAGCTTGAGGTGTTCGATTTCGATGCGATGTGAGGACAGTGCGTCCTGTAGCTGCGCCACCGTTTCCCCGTGCAACGCAATGACCGCATCACGATCGGTAATCATCGCTTTTAAAGCGCTGATATCGTCGGGAAGGTGGGGCGGCGTTGACATGCCCGTAGTTTACCGAATGACGTCGATGTTTACAAGCCTGACAGGGGCCGTTGCGTGCGCTCGGGACGTCGCCAATCGATCCCTTCCAGCAACATTGACAGTTGCGCTTGCGACAGACAAACCGCGCCTTCGCTTGCCTGCGGCCAGATGAAGCGGCCGCGTTCCAGCCGTTTGGCCAGCAGACACAGCCCGTCGCCGGTCCACCACAAGATCTTCAAAATATCGCCACGTCGGCCACGAAACACGAAGACGTGACCGCTAAACGGGTCATCGGCCAATGCCGTTTGCACCTTGGCTGCCAACCCATTAAAACCGCAACGCATATCGGTCACGCCTGCTGCGATCCAGATCCGCGTTCCTGCTGGCAAACCGATCATGCCAGCAACCGGGCCAGCACCATGGAAAGCATAGACGGATCCACCACGCCCTCGACTCGAAGTCGCGCCTTACCTATTTCCAGGACCATCACGCCGGTCGGTGTAACGGCCGTGGTGAAGACTGGCTTGGCAGGGGATGGTTGCCGAGGGTCGCCAAGAACTACTGGCAGCAATTTGACGGACTTGCCTGAGGCAATCTCATAGGCTCCTGCACGAAACAATTTACGCCAGGTAAATACCTGGTTCGCATTCACATCGTGGGCCCGCGCCACCCGCGACACCGAGGCCCCAGCCATCAAGGATTGTTCGACCACCATGCGTTTGAAATCAATCGAATGTTGCCGATAACCACTGCGCTTAGAGGGAGTAACCGACTCAATATTTGTGTCCATAATTTGAAGTTGTGGGCACAATCGATTTGTACCCTCCAACGCAATCATGCGGACATTTGAGGATTAGGTATAGACGGTTTTGAGCGCACGCTTACTTTGGGATAGTCATTTTGATGCTTGATATTTTGTTGGATGCTGATTGGCTGATGTGTGACGGCGGATTATATGAGGAATGGTTGTACCGGAAATATCGATTGGCTAAATAAATGGCTCAATACATGCAGTAGGTGTGTGTTTTTCTCCGATCCGATTTCGATTCGATTTCGATTGCCCAAAGCAAAAACCCTCCCAGATTTCTCTGGGAGGGTTTTCTAATAAAA